AAGATGGTAAATCATTGCATCAAAAGATCAATAGTAGACTTACAACCAAATCATTGCGAAGGTTGCGAACTTTTCGAAAATAAAAACTCTTGACTAAATATTTTAAAATTGATAGTATCTACTCTGATATATGTCAAAATTTAAATATAAAAAAGAATTCACGGAAAAAAAAATATGAATAAGAAATTATAATTACATATTTATAGCTCCCTAAATCTAGACATAAAGAAATTCAGTGGGCTAAAGAGATGAAGATAATGAATGACTTATCTCAAAAATGCTCAAATATAGATTTCTGGTTTCACGCTAGACCGGATTTTCAACTTCCATCGCTTGCGTGGTTTTTAACTATCAACGGTAGAAGGTATTTAAATGATAAATTTAAAACATTTAATTTTGAATTTGATAAAAAAACACCAGAGATAAAACTAGAAAGCGAAAAGCAAGGTCTAGACGAAAATATAGAAAGAAAAAAGCCCAAAACACTAATGGACTTTATAAAAAAAAGATAATATACTCCATACATGAATTCAAAAGACCTTCTATCAAGTTATTTAAAAACAAATAAAGACGAGCACTATAATTATGTTAGAGATAAAGATTTCCTAATCTCAACTGGCAGTCTGATTTTTGATATCGAGGTTGGCGGCGGATTGCATCCTTCTATCCTTAGATTCAGCGGCGTCTCTGGCGGAGGAAAGACCAGCTGTAGTCTTTCAATAATGAAAAGCTTCTTGTCTTCTGGCAAGAATAGAAAGGGACTATATATAAAAGCCGAAGGAAGACTATCAAAAAGCGTAATCGACCGCTCAGGTATTAATTTCGTTGAAGATTCAGATGGATGGGCTGACAATAGTTGTTTTATATTTAAAACTAATATATATGAAACAGCGGCAAATTTAATTCACAAGCTTGTTCAAAACAATGAGGAAGATATTTCTTACTTTTTTATTATTGATAGCATGGACGCCTTAATTCCGAAAGGCGACAAAGACAAAACCTTTGAAGATGCTGTAAAAGTTAGTGGGGGCGCGGCAATTTCGTCGCATTTTCTTAAAAAGATGGCGTTGCCATTTTCGGTTGGAGGTCATATTTGCGCAATGATCAGTCAGGTCAGAAGTGAAGTAAAAATCAACCAATACGCAAAAACTGATCCAAGACTCACAAACGCCTCTGGCGGCTCCGCGCTACTACACTATTCAGACTGGATCTTCGAATTCTCTCCAAGGTACAAATCGGATTACATTGTATCTACAGTAAACGGAAAAGAAGAGAATATTGGTCATTGGGCCAAAATAACATTCAAGAAGTCAACAAACGAAAAAGACGGAAAAGAAATTCGCTATCCGATTAAACATAGCCAAAATGGTGGGAATTCCATTTGGATTGAATACGAAATTGCAGACCTCATGATTATGTGGGAATTTGCAAAAAAAGCCGGAGCATGGATCAAAATAGAGCCGTCTCTGATAGAAGAATTAAAATCCAATAAAATTGAATTTCCAGAAACGATACAAGGCATAGATAATTTAAGGCTCGCTCTATCCAATAATCAAGAAGCCACAACTTATCTATTCAATAAATTTAAAGAAATCTGCGTAAGCTGATGATACTTCTAGACCTAAAGGGCAGAAAGAAGAATGTATACATATCTAAATATAAAATAGATTGGCAGGCTCAAAGAGCCAGCGTCCCACAATACAGAGCTAAACAATTCTTAAAAGAATTTTGGAATGGAGATTCTGTTTGTGAAGAATTTGTAATACCAGGAAGCAGACTAAGAGTGGATATAATAAATTTTTCCAAAATGATAGCTGTTGAAGTGTCAGGACAACAACACGAGTCTTTCAATAAATTTTTCCACAAAAGCAGAATAGGCTTTATTAAATCAATTAAAAGAGATTTTCAAAAAATAAAATGGCTGGAACTCAACGATATAAAGTTAATTGAGATTTATGATTATGAAACGCTGGGTTTAAATAAAAAAGAAATAGAGGAAAAATTTTCAATAACGTTATGAATGATAAGTACAATCCTCACTTTGAGTTGCCAGAATCAATACTTTCTCAGATGGAAGAGATGAGTGGGGGCGGTTATATAATTTTTATTTTAGATTCAGAAAACAGACCATCCGTATACGAAAGCTTTGACGGAATCGGTCAAGAGTCTCAAGTCAAGGGATTTGCGCTAGACTGGCTAGAGGCAGAGAAAGAAGTAAGAAAAGAACAATTTAAGCGAGATATACTGCTTTCGTATAATCAAAATGATTCTGATTTAAATAATGAGGACGACGAGGATTGACAAAAAATAAAATATGCATTATAGTAGTGATTCAATATGATATATTCACTACCGGTAGAAAAGCACGTTATAACAGGGTGCTTAAAATATCCCAAGAGCTTCTACGAGATAGATAGCTTCGTCACAGAAAAAGATTTCTACCACGACATTCATTCTGTTATTTTTTCCGTTATTAAGTCCAGTATCGCCCAAGGTGAAGACGTTGATAATGTTCTGATAAGCGAAAAGATAAAAAATTTAGGGATAACGTTTAAAAATTCTGTGAATATTTATGAATATTTGCAAAGTCTTAGCCTCATCAACTTGTCACAAAAGGCTTTCGTAGAATCAGCAAAGACCTTAAAAACCCTCACGATAAGAAGGGAGATTTTTGAAACAGCCGAAAAGCTTAAGACAACAATGTCCGCAAAAGAGGAAATGTCGGCTGATCAAATCATATCAGCTGCGGATGCAATTTATAATGAAAAAATAAGCGCATACGACCTCTTTGAAGAGCCCTCGAATATTTTTGAGGACGCTCAGTCTCAAATTGAGGATATCGGAAACAATCCAGTAGATGACTCTGGATTTCTAACTCCATTCAAGGACTTTAACAGACTATATGGAGGATTAAGACCAAAAAATCTATATGCGTTTGTAGCTAGACCAAAATCTGGAAAAACGACAATGCTGTGCGATTTGAATTACAAGATATGTAACGAAATTTATAAGGGCGAAGTGTCGTGTTTGTATCTTGATACCGAAATGGAAACGCTAGATGTACAAAAGAGACTGATTGCCTCCATATCCGGAATACCGTTTTGGTATATCGATACTGGAAACTGGAGAAAAAATCCCGAAATGACTAATAAAATTAGACAAACATGGGTAAAAATCAAAAACTTTAAGTTTCATCACTTGAAAGTTGGAAACAAGAGTACGGCAGAAATTCTTTCAATAGCCAGAAGATGGTACTATTCAAAGGTGGGTCGCGGCGGAAAGGCTATCATATCATATGATTATCTAAAAATGACAGGAGAAGGCGTTTCCGAGTCATGGAAGGAGCATCAGGTAATTGGCGACAAAACAGATAAGTTAAAAAAATTAGGAGAGGAATTAAACTGCGTAGTTCTTACTTCGACTCAAATGAATAGAAGTGGAGAAAGTCAAAATAAAAAAGCTGGAAGCTTCTCTGACGACTCTTCCGCAATCGCCCTATCTGACAGGCTTCAATGGTACGCGTCTTACGTTGGTATTTTTAGGAGAAAAACAATAGACGAAATTACCGAAGACGGTGAAGACTGGGGAACTCACAAGCTTGTTACAACAGCCAGCCGATTTCAAGGAAAAGAAGCTGCTGGACACGTTGATCTGGTAGAGAGAGTAATAGACGGAGAAAAAAGATTTGTTAATAATTTTATTTCTTTCGACGTTAAGAATTTCAACGTGGAAGAAAAAGGAAGTCTTGATTCCCTAGTAAAAAAAGGAGGGCTAAAGTTTCAAATTTTTGATAAAAACGGCAAGGCTGTTGATAAAAATGAAAACGACAACCTCCTATAACGCCGAAGACATAAAAAGTATTCTAGAACAACTAGGATACAAATTAAATGATAGAGGCAAAGAATGGAGATCAAAACCCTTATATAGAGATTCAGACAACGATACATCTTTAAAAATAAACAAGTTAGATGGGAAATGGATTGATTTTGCCAGAAACGAATCCGGCTGCATAGAGCAATTAATAGAAAAAACCTTGGGTATATCATTTGGATCTGGAAAAAACTGGATCAAGAAAAATGGAATAAATTCAACCACGGCACTTAAAGTAAAAGAGGAGATTAATTTGGAATACATAAAATTTTTTGATCCAGAGCTTTTAAAAAAACTATCTAAAATAAATAGATACTGGAATGACAGGGGAATAAAAAACGAAACGCTGGAGCCATTCGATGGGGGAATGTGCTCAACAGGTAAAATGGCCGGAAGATATGTTTTTCCGATCTTCGATGAAGAAAAAAGAATTAGGGGATTTTCTGGTAGATCTATTTATTCCAACAATGAAATTAAATGGAAGCACATAGGTAAAAGAAGCGACTGGAACTACCCGCTATTTTTGACTAAAAGCCATATCGAAAGCGAAAAAGAATGTATAGTAGTAGAAAGCATCGGCGACGGATTAAGCCTATGGCAATCTGGAATTAAAAATTTTATCATAGCATTCGGACTCAATTCTTTGGAACACATCTGCTATTCTCTAGTAAAGCTAGATCCATCTAGAATAATAATAGCATTTAATAATGACTTAGTAGATGGAAAGACTGGCGGTGCAGGAAACACTGCGGCTAGAAATTTTAAAAAAAATCTAGAGACTTTCTTTTCAAAAGATCAGATAATAATAAAACTTCCACAATCGAACGATTTTGGATCAATGACAAAAGAACAAATAATTCAATGGAAGAACAGC